ACTTACAGGCTACTCGTCGTAAGTTAGGTCTGTTTGGTCAGAATCCAAATGATGTTGTATATGTAGTTTCTACTGATGTATACTACGATCTGATGGAAGATGATGCATTCAAGAAGGCTGATCAAGTAACTGATGCTCAGTTAATGCAGATTAAGGGTTATGTTGGTTCTCTAAATGGATCTAAGGTAATCGTATCTGATAAGTTTGAAGCTAAGGCTAAGGACAAGGCTTGTGCTGTTGCTCTTAATGCTCAGTACTTCAAGACTGGTACATTACGTAACCTGATGACTGAAACTTTCCGTGACATCGAAGCACAGAAAGCAGTTATCGTTTCTAGTTCACGTTTCGGTTTCATCAACTTAGAGCAAGGCTCTTCTGCTGGTAAGACTGTTGCTGCGTTAGAATACTCAGCTACTGCTTAATTTAAGCTAATTAATCGGGTGCTTCGGCACCCGATTATACTAATTATAATTCTATGAGTTATAATTAGTATAATTAAACTGAAAACTGGAGATACGCTATGTCAGATCTTGTGACTTCTGATGAATATAAGGACTATCAAGGCATTACTAGTGGAACCAGTGACTCAAAACTTTCAGTCCTTACTGGTCACGTTAGTGAGTTGGTAAGAAATTATTGTAACCGTACATTTTCTGAATGGTACAATTTAACTAAAACTGAATATTTTGATGTAACAAAAGTTAATAAACTATATGTAGAGGAATGGCCTATTACACCAACTGGAACTCCTACTTCTTATAAAGTAGAAGTAGATATTTCTGAAGATGGTGGAGTAACCTATACAGCCTTAACAGAGAATACTGATTTCTTTGTAGACGAGGATTGTATTAGAGCTGATATTAATGGTTCTAGAAAGTTCCTTTCAAGTGATATGTTTAAAGGAGTTAGAGTTAAATACCGAGGAGGTTATGATTCTATTGATATTCCTAAGGACTTAAAATTAGCAACTTATGATTTAATAACTTACTATTTGAAAAAGGAGCAAACCCCTAGAAAAGCTTTAGGAGATGCTTCTGTAGAGCATGTAAAGTCTTCGGACTTTCCTTCTCATATCAAGCGAGTATTAGACCTATACAGAAATGTGGAGTAGTCTATGTCAGCAAGATCAAAAATAGTAAAAGCACTAGTTGCTAAACTTAATGAAATTACCTCAAAACAAAATTTGAGTATTGCTGGATCAGCTGTACCAACGTTTGGTAGTTTAATTTCTGAACTCAATAATTTGTTAAAAGGCGCTACCGCAAGCCTTGATGGAAATAACGATTTGCGAGTTACAAACACTTCCACTGGAAGTGACTCGAAGATAGGATTAAGGGACATTGGTTCTAGAAGACTATTTTCTAGTTTAAGCGGTTATTCAAAAATCAAAAATGCTGTAGACGGCACCGATCCAACCAATGGTTATCAGAGGGTGATTCTTGACCCTTCTTCAACTAAAACAACCGATCCTACAGGATTGAACACAACGAAAACTTATACAGCCACTATTACTGTTGATGGAGTAGCGCAAGCAGTTTCACTAGCAGGAAGTAATTGTACAACTTATAATACTTTAGTAAATGAGTTAAACACAAATACAAGTGGATGCACAGCTAAATTTGTTGGTTCTACTGGTGAAATTCAAATTAAAAGCAATTCCACTGGAGCCACTTCTAGTATATCTATTACAGATACCGGCACTAACAAATTATTTTACTCTCTAGCTGACTATGACAGTATCGCAACTGCAGTAGCAGGACAAGATGCAACAGCAGGGTATCGAGTTGTAGAATTGACTGGCTCACCAACTACTGGTTCAGCCACAGGTTTGAAAAATTTAGATACTTTTGTTTATATGTGCGAAGTCACAGTACCTAATGTATATAAGTCTGATCTTTACCAAAATGTAACTGATAAGTTAGTATTCTGGGATGAAATCGTAGACTTTCCCTATGTGGGCATTACGGCAGGTAATGAAACGAGAGAATATTTACCCGCTTCTTTTAAGTGGGGCTACTTAACTTTAACAATTCGAATGTATGTCCAGGAAGACAACCCAGTTGAGGCCTTGGAAAACATGTTGTATGAAGTTGAAAAGAAAATTGAAGAACACTCTGATTTAGAGTATGAGTCAGGCATTAGGTTGGCGGATTTAAGGATTATTTCCATAACAACCGACGAAGGACTTTTAGCACCAATTGGTGTTGGAGAAATTCAATTGCAGGCTCAATATGAAATATAATTTAATTAAGGAGATTAGATAATGGCAAGTCATCTTAATCTTATCCGTAATAGTAGAGTTTTCCTCAGTACTACTGATGATAATTCAGCGATGAAGGCAGCAAATACATTCGAACTCAATGTTTTAGATGGTTTCTCTTTCACGCAGACTACTGCTACTGCGGAGATTACTTTGAATGAGGCTGGTACTAACCCGGATCGTGGTAAGAAATCTTACAACACAGCACGTAATCCTGTAGACTGGTCATTTACAACATACGTTCGTCCATACAAACGTGAGGCTACTCCGTCAGGCGGCTCTGCAACAGCTTATACTAGTGCTGTAGAAAAGTTAATGTGGGAAGCTTTCTTAGGTAGGGGACGTACTTCAGGTACTAATACTGATACTAAGTGGACACCTTTCGATAACTTTACTGAAGGTGCTACAACTACTGGAATGGTTGGTGATACTGACGATTCTGACGTAGATGTTTTATTACCTCTATACATTTTCTTCGAACTGTCTGATGGTACTAACAAAACTTATTACCGTATCAATAAGGCGTTGGTTAACACTGCTGAAATTGATTTCAGTATCGATGGAATTGCCCAAATTGCTTGGGGTGGACAAGGTGAAACATTGGAAAATGTTGCAGCTACTGATATGCCTACTAACGGGTCTAACAAGTTTATGCCTATCGCAACGGCAACAGCTGGTGAAACTTTAGCGGGATCTCATGGCGTTGGTGCTAGTGGTGGAACTCAGAAGGTATTCCCTGCAGAGTTTATCCGTAATAAGTTATCAACTGTTTCGTTAATGGACTCTAGTACTTCTAAGTACTATAATGTTGTATTAACTGGTGGTTCTATTAGTTTAGATAATGGTGTAACTTACTTGACTCCTGATGAGTTAGGTGTTGTGAATACTCCAATTGGTGGATTTACAGGTACACGTTCTATTTCTGGAACTATGAACTGTTATTTACGTTCTGGTGGTACAGGTGCAGGCACATCAGCTGACCCGTATGATTCAAATAAGTTGGTAGAAGACTTACTTGGAGCAACTACTCAGACAGATAACTCATTCGCCCTTATTTTATCTATGGGTGGTGCAACTGCTCCTAAGGTGGACTTCTCGTTCCCTCAGGCTCAAGTTGAAGTACCTTCAATCGATGTAGCAGACGTTATTAGTACTACTATTAACTTTGTTGCTGAAGGTTCAGACATTACCACAGCAGATGAAATGGATGTGAAGTATCTAGCTACTTTGTAGACTAAGTACAAAAACTCCCCACTTCGGTGGGGATGTTTTCTAAAGTACTCGCAGAGTATTTTATAAAGCATAAGTGTAAACAACCAGAGAAGTTAAAATTAATAAGGAGAACCATATGGCCGGACCTAATTTGTCCAGTTTATTGACTCCTAGCAAGACAGTTGATTTTGATTATCCTGGATATGATGGATTCTCAGTAAAACTTACTTTCTTGTCTAGAGAGGAACTATTGAAGATTCGAAAGAAAGCGACAACTACTAAGTTTAATCGCAAAACTCGCCAACCAGAAGAAGAGCTTGATGAAGAGTTGTTCTTAAAAGCCTATGTTAGTTCAGTGGTAAAGGGCTGGAAAGGATTAAAATATAAGTACTTAGCAGACTTTATTTTAGTTGATCTGGAAGGTGTTGAAGATTTAGGAGCTGAGTTAGAGTATTCTGACGATAATGCCCTAGTTATGATGAAGAACTCCAACGAATTTGATACTTGGGTATCAGAGATGGTGGGAGATTTATCAAATTTTACCAAGAACAGCTAGAAGGAGCCAAAGCTGACTTAATAAATTTCATAAAATCTAGTCAATCAGGAATAACTGCAGAGCAGTATTTTGAGATGATGGAGCAGTTAGGGGAAGAACCTAAGCCGGAGGAGATACCTCCAAGATTTGAAGATTTACTACATGAAGCCCAGGAAGCTTGGATTATATACAATTCCTTACAGGATGTATGGGAAGGAATGTCCGGGACTTTTATGGGTAAGAATAAGGCTGGGTTGTTCGATCTTTTTAAAGCGTATGAAGTTGAACATATAAAGGAGGTGATCTCCCTAATATCTACCATAGAAAACGAGTACATGCGTTATTATATGGAGCAACAGAAGCAACGGAGTAAGAGCAAACCACAATAGTTGGTTTTTCTAGTAACGATATAGAGTAGCATGGTCTTGACTGTGCTGCTCTATTTTTTTGTCTTAAAAAAATGTTCTTGACATTTCTTTGACCTTATGGTATAATAGGGGCTATGGTAAAAAATTGTACCTATTAATTATTTTTGGAGATTGAGTACGTGGCGGATAAAAAAGTAGTCATTAAAGTAACCGACCAAGGTCTGAAGGAGACAATAGCTGATGCTGAGAAGCTAAATAGGCTATTGGACGAGGCCGCCAAAAAATCTACTAAGATTGGTGGAGGTACTGGTACCGGTGGTGGGGCAGGAGCCTCACAAAAGAAAGCTGCAAAAGCTACTCGAGACCAGGCAGAAGCTACAGATAAATTGAATAAATCTCAGGGAGAAAACTATAGGCACTCCCAAGGTGTAGCAAATAATAGTAGTAACTTAACTAAAAACTTTAGTAAGCAAGCTCAAGGTTTGGGCGGGCTTATTCACGTCTATGCTACAGTAGCTGCTCATGCATTCGCG